GTATCAACAACGAGCTGAGCAAGCAAATGCACAAAAGCAGATGCAAAGCCAGCAACAGGAACAGCAAGCGATGTCCTCTGGACCGTCTCAAGCTGAAGCCGATGCAATCTATCAACAAGTTCAAGAAAGATTTAATAGGGAGATGCAAGACCGTCAATTCCAACAAGAAATGACGAATGTTGCAAACTCTTATCATTCTAAAATGGACTATGGTCGAAAAGCTTATGAGGATTTCGATGAGATTACGAAAGATTTTGACCCAACAGCGTTTCCCCAGCTTGTGTATTTAGTAAGCGGATTGGAAAATGCGGGGGACATAATTTATGACCTCTCAAAGAACCCTTCAAAACTCGCAACCCTAGATGCGCTTGCACAGCGGAGTCCTCGTATGGCTCAAGCTGAACTTGGAAGACTATCTCAATCTATCTCGCATAATTCAAACGCGAGACAAGAGGCGGATCAATATTCCACGCAAGCACCGCTCAATCCATTACAACCTTCCCGAGTTTCGGGGAGCAATGGAAAGATGAGTGTAAACGACTTGCGTAGCCAGCCTTGGCTTAAAGGTTAAACAACATCTTCAGTGCTCCCTTTATTAAAACAAAGGGAGATTGAACAATGGCAACGAATATTCTGCAACAGGTTATTACTTATAACGAAAGTAACCTTGCGCTTCTTTTAAACTCATTTTGCTTCTTAAGCACCGCGAATAAAAAGTTCGTCGGTTTTAATGATGACATTCCAAAGAATCTTGGGGATACAGTATCGTTTGATCTGCCTCCTCGTTTCACCACCACTAATAGCTTGGTTGTAACATTCCAGCCTGCTGTTCAGCGCGTGCAAAATTTAACGGTTAACCAACAAGCGTCGACCGCTTATGAGTTCACTGCCCAACAATTTATTTTCAATGTCAGGGACTACATGAAAGTCTTTGGAAAAAGTGCGGTAGCTGAATTAGGAACTCAAGTTGAATCTAACGTTGCTCAATTAGCTGAGACCAATACATATCGTTTCTATGGGGATGGAATTAATCCAATTAACTCATATTTGCAGCTTTGCGACAGTAGAGCCGCTGCTTAGTAATAGGCAGATGAAACCGGGTGAACTCAGGGGATATCTCACGTAGACAATCCTGAGCCAAGCCTCGAAAGAGGAAGGTGCAACGACTAGAGCGAAAGCTCGTACATTCAAGTGAATGGAAGCGCCCGGCCCCTGAAAAGGGTGAAGATATAGTCTAATCTACCAGGCGACTGGTAGCTGCCGAAAGGCGGGTTAAGCCTAACGAACTTAATCGAATATAAATGGCAAATGCACTGGCTTTTTTCCGTAACTATGGCGCCGCTCAAAAGGACACCATGGGTTACCTATCAGATTTAACATTCCCATTGATTGTTAACTCTGGTTTGAATCAATTTACTTTAGATCGCGGGAATCGTGAGGCTATGTCATGGGAAATTGGTAACTTCAGCAAATGCGAATGGTATCAATCTAACCTTTTAAAGACTCATATCTCAGGTACTGAAGGGAATGCTGGCTCAACTCTAACCGTTGTTTCTACAACCTTAGATGCTAATGGTGCTGTGATTTCAATTACGTTCAGTGGTACCAATGCTGCGAATGACGTGAACTCAATCAAAGCTTACGATAAATTCCAGTTTAGTGACGGTGTAAGTGGGCAGCCTGACTTAAGATTCCTTACCTTTATTGGTCATAAGCCATCTCAGTCTCCGGTTCAGTTCCGTGCTACGGCGGATGCTATATCAACTGCTGGTTCTCAGGTAACGGTAAATATCTTTCCGCCACTTCAAGCGCCATCAGGACAAAGCCAAAACATCAATAATCCAATCGTTGCAGGTATGCAGGTAACTGTACTTCCTTCTCATCGCTGCGGTTTGATTATGTCTGGAGACCCATTGTTCCTCGCTATGCCTAAGTTGCCGGAAGAAGTTCCATATCCTACAAGTGCTATGACAGACCCTGCATCAGGTGCAAGTTTGAGACAGTATTATGGTTCTCTGTTCGGCCAAAACCAACGCGGCATGGTGCATGATGTCATATGGGGTTCCACACTCGTGGATGAGTACGCGATGATGGTAGCTTTGCCGTTGTAATCAGTGTTTTTGAATGTTGTAGTTTTTTTGTAAATCTTCTCTTTCTTGCGTTCATTGTGTATAATAGCACACTAAATACAAGAGGAGAAGATGAGTGGCAAAGTTAAATTGTAGTAAATGCGGAGAACTAAAGACAGGCTCGTATGTTAAGGAGTCTTGGTGTTCAAAATGTGTTAACGCTCGAAGAGCAGAGCTTAGGGTAGAAAGAAGAAAAGAAAAAGATCTTCCTGCCTATGGTTCTGGACGAGATCCGAAATGCAAAAAATGCCGAATCCTTAAAGAGCCTAAATACCAAGATAGCCCGTGGTGCAAAGCATGCAAATGTGCCAATGAGAAGGCTAGGTATGAAGCTAAAAAGCTTGCTGAAGGTTCCCCAAAAAGGATAGTCAATCGTAATCCTATATGTAAATGTGGGGTTACGAAAGAACATAAGAATGATGCGTTTTGTGTTAAATGTACGACCGAAAAGAGACATGAACGTAAACGCAAAAGAGATATGGATCCTGAGCATGTAAAAAAAGAAAGAGCCGAAAAGGCTGCTATATTTAATAATGCCGCTCATAGAAGACAAAAAAGATTATGCAGAGCAGAGACAAGAAGATTAGAAGCAAAAAAGTTATTAAAAAGATTACCATGCGAAAGATGTGGGATTACAGAAACAGTCGACCCACATCATGTAGATTATACGGATCCATGGAATGTAATATGGTTGTGTAAAAAACATCATACTGAAATTCATGTGGAGCTTAGAAAATTAGATAAGGAGAATAAATAATGGCCGTAAATAATCCAATCGTAAATGCTCGCATTAAATATGTGAACGGACTCGAAATGGCATGGGTAGATACCACGCATTTTACCGTAGCTGCCGGTGCTGCAAGTGATTCAACAAATGTAGACGATATCATTTCATCTGCTTTAGTAACAAACACTATCTCATCAGTTGGTGTTAATGGCGCCGATGTTGCAGTTGCAATAGCTTCAACCTTTTATGCTGTGTATGTAATCGGAGACTCAACCGGATATAAAACCACTGCAAGTATTATCTCGTTAAGTGGCGTTCAACCTGCTTTACCTTCTGGGTATGATATGTTCCGTCGTGTTGGCTGGATTCTAACCGATAGCTCAGCTCATGTTCTTAAGTTCTGGCAGTATGGCCATAGTAGCTTCCGTGATATGTGGTATGACACAGGTATTGCAACACCAGCAATTACAACATCTACAACATATGTAACTCAATCTTTAGCAGCTGGCGTACCTCCTTCATCGGTCGTAGAAGCTTACCTAAAAGTTGATTTTACAGCTAATGGCGCAACCAGTATTGCAACTTTTGCCCCATTTGGCTCTACAGCTTCAGTGGGAATGATTGTATTTGGTTATGGCGTTGCAGCAGCTCAGCAAGGGATGGTAACAGTACCTACTGCGCTTAATGCGACTGCTCCAAGCATTACACATAAGGAGACATCAGCATCTGATGCTCTGGTAATTCTTGTTGCTGGTTATCAAGATAGTTTGGCGTAAAGAAGCTAAAGGGAGGGACCCGATATGGTATACACAACCAATGAGCTCATAACTAATGCTTTCTATGCATCTGGCGTGGTTTCACGTGAATTTGAGACGGTTAGCGGACAACAAATCGGGGATGGCCTCAACTGGCTAAATGAAATTATTGATGAGAAGACGGTAGACGATGGTATGGTTCCTTACGAATCTACTTACACGTTTACTGCAGTGCCAGGTCAGGAAATATACTCTATTCCGAACTTGATAGCAGTTGATACGCTTGTGTTCTTTTTGAATTCAGTGCGTTTCAGTATGGACTATAATAAGCGTAACAATTATTTTGGCTCTAATAGGGTTGAGAATATACAGACGCTTCCTTACCAGTGGTACTTTGAAAGAAAACTTGGTGGTGGTAATTTATATATTTACTTCACTCCAGATAAAGCCTACCCGATGGAATTACATGGGACATTTAGATTATCTGAGGTAGTTCTATTCCAGGACTTAAGCTTAACCTTGGATAGATTCTATATTACTTATCTTAAGTATTGCCTCGCAGATCGAATTTGCTCTGAATATAATTATGTAACCCCTCCTAATGTTGTTAAGCAATTAGGGAAATACGAAGGATGGATTGATAAGAAATCTAAGCTTCTTGATTTGCGTATTGATAAAATTTCCTCGCTTAATAGAGGCAATCAAACGTACTCTTGGGCATGGATCAATCTTGGTAGGGGCTTTAATCCTTAAGGATTTATCAGTGGTTTTTAAATGGAGCTTAAATGGGAACAGAGTTATCAACGCCAGCACCAGTCAATGTGGTTGGATCAAGCAAGTTCGGCGTCTGGCCTAAAATATCGCTTGAAAAAACATACAATATGTACATCAGTGATGAATGGATGATATCTTTCCCTGGGTATAAGAAAGTGGCTCAACCAGCTGTTAGTGGAGAAGGCCGCGCTATATTTCGTTCCGTTCGTGGTGGATTTTTAATAGCCGTTATTGGTTCTGGTGTTTATAGATTAAATGCCAACCTTGCTCCAATATTTATAAGAAATATCTCTACTATAACTGGTGAAGTATTCATAGATGAAAATCTCGAAGGTCAGATATGCATTGTAGATGGGGCTAACGCTTATATATATTATTACCCTGGTGGGTTATTCCAGACCCAAGCATTAGTAGATGTAAATGGAGATCCAATTATTCCAGGGTATGTTTCATATCATAATGAATTATTTCTAATCGCTCCTGCAAAAAGCAGTCTATTTAACCAGAAATGGTATTCATTTGAATTTGCAACCACGACTACAATAACCGTTTTCTCTGAGCAAACTTTATCTACAAAGCCAGATAGAACTGTTGCTGTAAAGCGAATTCCAGGACGCGGTAATAACGTTATCGTACTTGGAGAATCTGTTGCTGAGATTTGGACCTTTACGGGTGCCGAGCCAGTAGGTGGGGTTTCACGGATATACACTCGTGTATCCTCTTATAATATTGATAATGGCTGCATATCCGTTTCAACGATTGCCTCCGGGGAAGATACGATTGCCTGGTTGGCGGTTAACGAATCTAACAGCCCGGTTATCATGGTAACCAATGGCGCCGAGACTAAGCAGATATCCACGGATGGTATAGATCATCTAATGGAGAGCATTCAATTTCCTGAGCAGTCTACTGCCTTCTTCTTTCGTCAAAATGGTCATTTGTTTTACCAGTTAACTTTCTTTAATCCTGTTGACAATTTAACCTTGATACACGATTTTACAAGCAGCCAGTTCTTTCATCTAGCCGATGAAAGCATGAATTTTCATATAGCTCGAGATATCGTTTATTTTAACGAGAAATCATACTTAGTCTCTATTAGAGATGCAGCTATTTATGAGATTAGCGATGAATTTAACACATACAATTACTCAACGCTTCCAGATTCAGTCGGAGAGGAAATCCCAAGGATTAGAATATGCAAAACAATACGTAAAGAGGATAGCTCTACATTTAGATGTGGCATGTTCACATTTTGGATAGAACAAGGTGTAACCTCGTTTACCTCTAATGAAGGTTGCGATGGCGTTCTTATAACAGAGATTGAAGAGGACACAATAATCTCAGAATCAGGACAGACATTACTTAGCGAAGATGGATCTTGTATGACAGATAATAATAGGCCTCGAGTAGACTTATCCTTATCTAAAAATGGAAATCAATCGTTTAGCAATATTGTTGGTCGAGAACTAAATGAAATGTCACATTTTAGAAATCAAATAAGGTGGCATCGAATGGGCCAAGCAAATGAGCTAACAATTCAATTGAGATTTTGGGGATTAAATAGATTCGTGTGTTCAGACGGAATCGCGGAGATCTATTAATGGCTACCACTCAAATACCCAGTCTGCCCCCTTTCTTCAACATGCGTTATACTGATGAGAAGGGAGATTTAACTGTAAATGCTCAGCTATATAACGATTTAATGTATCAAGTATTAAATGAAGTAGTGGAATATTTTAATACAGGGTTGCAGTTACCAAGAAAAACAACAGCAGATATAACAGTGTATTTGAATGACATAAATATTCCAGTGGGGACCTTATGGTTCAACTCGAGTATAAGCAAGCTTCAGTTTAAAACCGGAGCCGGTACACTTGAAACAGTAACAAGCACTTAAAAGGAACTTAACTATGTGGCCATTTGGTAATCAAAAAAATCCTCAAAACGAAGCAAATCAATATTTAAATAAAATTGAACCAATGCTTAACCAGCAATATGATCCGTATTTGAGCGCAGGAAGAGACCCATCTGCTTTGCAGAATCAATGGATGAGCGATTTTCAGCAATCTCCTGGCCAACGATTTGCCATGGATGAAGCTCTAAAGCAACAACGTGGTTATGCGCGTGGTCAAGGCATGGGCGGAACGGAAAGTCAGCAATTAGGCGCTGGTCGTTTAGCCGCCGCACTTCAAAATGATCAAATGCAGCAATATTTTAATAACAATAAAGGTTTATTTGACACTGGTTTTGGGGCTACACAAGCTTACACGGGCGATATGTCAAACTTATACGGCACTCAAGGCCAACTAGCATATAACCAAGCTCGAGAAGATAACACAGGCTGGAATGACATCATGCAAGGCTTTCTTCAAGGCGCAGGCGGCGCAGCTATGGGGTTTGCTACAGGCGGCCTTCCTGGTGCTGGTATAGGCGCTCTTGGTGGATTTGCTGGAGGAATGGGTGGAGGCGATAAAAATGGATGGAATGTTGGTCAATTCGGAAATGCAATGAACAACTCCAAATATGGAGGGTTTGCATCAAGAGGCCAGCAACAACAGCCGCAAAACATGCAAGGGTATGGATATAACAACCCCAACACCTCCCCACTATTTTAAGGAGAGAGATAATGCCATTTCAGCCAATTAACTTTGCAAATATAGCCCCAATAGGAAAGCCTTGGGCTCGTGATTTTGCGGAAAACTTAAAAAAAGGAATGGAGACATATAACCTTCCTCAAAAACTTCTGGGCGAAAGAGAACATCAGGCGCTTATGAATGCCTTTAATAGGGAAAAGGTTCAACAAGAACAAGCTGTAACTCCATTCGCTGCTCAAAACGCTCAAAGTAATGCAACCATACAATCTAATACAGCGGAAAATGCTCCCCGCATGGCTCAAGCTCAATATGAACATTTACTAGCACAGGCCATGAAGGATAAAGCATTGGGAGCTATTGGGGGTATGCAATTTCCTGGAGGGATGGGTTTAGTTCAAGGAGAGGAAGCGGCTAGAAGAATGTGGGGGGAAAATGACCCTAGAACTTTAAGAGCAATTGAAAATAATGATGCCTTAATTAATCAACGTCGAACTGGGATTAGTAAGCTTCATAATGAAATTGATAATTTAAAATATGAAAATAACAATCCGAATATTACTCCTCAAAAGTATGCAGAAAATGAAGCAAAAATAAATCAACTTGAAAATGATGCATTTAATAAACAATCGGATTTAGATGTTCGTCAAAAAGGTCTTGGCGCTAAATTGATGGAGCAGACATGGGAAAAGTTTATTAAAGGCCCAAGTATGAAAGCTTTAAAAAGATATACGGGAGCACAAGGTCAACTTAGATATATGAAAGACCTTGGGGCATATAATTTATTCGGCATTAAGAGTGAAGATTTTAATAATCTTTTAGAAGCTAGAGGCGAACTATATACATTATCCGACCAATATATGAAAGCATTCCCAGGTTCTACTAATTATCAAAGAATGGAGAGTGTTCATAAACATATGGACCCATCTGGACCTATGATGCCCCCGGATGCATTGGAAAGGTATATTAAAAGTAATTGGGCTACAATTCAACCTGAGCTTAAAACATATTACAGCGTTCTTCATGGTAAAAATCCATTACGTGGTGAAAAATCAGGGTCGTCTAAAGAAAAAGAAAATCCAAACTATGAAGGAAAAACTAGAAGTCTTGACTTAACTACAAGGAAGCTTTCGTAATGGGAATTCAATATATAAAAGCATCAAATGGAAAAACATATCCAGTAGACTCTAGTTTGTCAGATGAAGAAGCTATTGACTATGTAATAAAGCAAATTAAAGGTCCAGAATCAAAAGAGAACCCCGTTAAAGCTAATGAAAGAATTGAGAACCTTGTAAAAAAAGATGTAGACAAAATAAATGCTGGGAAAAAACCAGATTCAAAATCTATTAAAGGACAACAAAAAAATGGATTTGAATATTCTGGCGATACCAAAGGACATCAAGCTCTTAATAAATTCCATGATGTGTTTAGAAACCTAGGTGCTGGCGCGGGGAAATCTTTCCAGAACGCACGAGATTTTGTACAGTCTGGCATAAAGTATGACAACCCAAAGTTACAACAAGCTCAGAAAAATGAAAGACGCCCAGATTATGAAAAAATATTAGGCGTGGATGATCGAAATCGGAATGAAGCAATACAAAAAGTGCCAGAGATAGCGGCATCCCTTTCTGTGCCTGGTTTGCGGCTCGGACGAGTTGCTGGGAATGTTGGCGGACGTGTTGTTGGGCCTGCTCTAAGAACAGGTCTAAATGCTGTAGGCGAAGGTGGGTTGCAGGCTGCGTTAGGAGCTGCATTTAACCCGGACGCTAGAGAAGAAAGCGCTAAAGAGCAAGGGTCTTATGGAGCCGGAGCTAGTGTCTTGTCAGATATGGTTATGGCTAATAACCCTCTGGGTAGAATCTTAAAACGTGTCCTTCCAGGAGCATTGGGAGCTTATGGGGGTTATAATATTCGCGGGGAAGATATTCCTACTTGGCAAAAAGTTGCTGGAGGTACCGTTGGAGCCGTAGCTGGGCATGGATTAGGCAATTTAGGAAGAAGAGCTTTTGGAGGCCGAGGCGAGCATTTTGCGCAACCTCAAGCTCAAAGAATTATGGAAAACATGACTCCAGAAGATCTTGCTAGGCTACAGGCGGCAGAAGCGGCAGGGCAAAGAACGGGAGTTACAAGTCAGAGTGTTGGACAAAAAACTCAAAATCCAATTCATTTAGCTGACGAAGCTAGAATGGGAAGTAATGAGCAAAACATACAGACAATACATCAAAATCAGCAACAGCAGGTGCAAGAGTTAACTTCGGCTAAAGAAGCAACAGCTAGGATGCAAAAGCCTGAAGATAGAGCTATAACCCATCAATATTCCATTGCACACCAAAGTGCTACTCCTCAGCAAGTCGAAGGTGTGGTAGGACAACATCTTTCGGATAATCCGGTTTATCAAAAAGCACGGATAGAAACCTTTTCAAATGCTTCTCAAAATTCTAGATTAAGAGGCGCTCCCGAATATTCTATGGCCCGTCAAGATCAGATTAAGCAAAATTTGGATACTGAAATAAGGAATATGCAAGATGCCCTAGAAAAAGGCGGTCATAATGCGCCTAGCCAATCAGATATTCAAGAAGTTGTAAGAATTAGAGATGAGCTTGTTAGGGATTTAGATAGCGTTTCTCAAGGCGGAGAGTATGCTAAAGCACGGCGTATGTATGAAAATAAAGTATTTGCTGATCAGGTTCATAATGATTCTCTTGAGCAGTTTAGAAATAAATTAGCTAATCGTGAACAGTTCCAAGAGTTAAGGAATTCAGCAAGAGGAAATCCTCTTTTACAGCAAAGATATGATGATTTAAGGACTATCTTTGGAAACATGAGGACATTAAATCCTCAAGACATGGCTGCAGCATTACAAAGAACATCATTATCTAGTTCTATTTCAAATCCTATGAGGACAGCCAGCGCATTAGTTAGAAGATTTATTGATGGAGATTACGAGCGCGCAGCTTTAGCTTTATCTTTAAATCCTAGGGCACTTCCTGAAATGCATCGATTAGCTCAAGTATCCGATCCTGCTAGAAGAGCAGCAGGTCTTGTTCGATTAGCAGGTAAATATTCGGGTCATACTAGCGCTAACGATTTGAATAAGGGTTACAAGTTTAAAAAGGAAGATTATAAAAAGATGGAAGGGGAAAAATAATGGGACTAGATCCACACTATATAACCGATGGTCCTTTGGAAGAGGCATTTCTTGATAAAGATTCAGGGTTTCCACTTGCTGGCGGAACAATAACATTCTATCGGGATATATCTCGATCAACAAAAAAGACGGTTTACCAGCTTACCGGCGCACCTCCTAATTATGAGTATGTAGCTCTGGACAATAATCCGTTAACCCTAAACTCTATTGGGGTCGTTCAAAACGATGGAGGGGACAATGTCGTCATATATTATTATCCTTATCTTGATGACGGCGTCACTGCTGACCTTTATTATGTGGTGGTGAAAGATGCTGATGGAGTAGATCAGTTTACTCGTGAGGCATGGCCTAATGGTGTTGTTACAGATCAAATAGACGGAGAATCTGGCGCCCCAGTCCAAAATCAGATATCAAATCCTCAGTTTACGAAGATTCTTATCAATGATGTTCCGGGACTGACCCCATCAACGACTACCTACACGGTAAGTTCAGCGACTAATCAGGTATTTGCTTTTGCCCCTGATTGGAATTTCATTATATCAGGCACTGGAACGGTCACCGTATCCCGTATTGCTATAGCCGGAACTGCCCAGGTCCCAACTAGTCCACCATATGTTATCCAGGTCGCAGTAAGCTCAGGGGTAAGTTTTTGTTATCTTTCTCAGAGATTCAATACAAACTCCGGTTTATGGTCTAGCACAACGGAGGAAACGCTATATTTGTCTACCGCACTGTTGGCGCGAAATGAGCTAGGCGCTGATACGTCTATTCAAATGTATTACAATGCTTCCTCTGGAACTGCAACTTTGGTTCCTATATTCGATGAGGCTATCCCTACTGGTGCTTCTTATACTTTGTATACTGGCTCTAGCGATATCCCTATGCCCGTATCGGATAACTCAAATAGCGGTACATCGGGCTATGTCGATATTTATATATCCTTTTCGCCAAACTCGACGGTTCAAATTAGCAGCGTTCAGGTTGTTCCTAGCTTTAATGCTATAGCAGCTCCAGTATTCCAATATGATGAAGTTTCAGCAAATAGAGATCAAGCATTATTGGGAAGCTATTATATCCCTCGGAATGTTATTTCACCAATACCAAGCCTTCTTACCGCCTGGGACTTCCCTTTAAATCCGGCTCAATTTGGAGCGGTTCAAACTATAACATCAGGAACGCCAGCTTATGTTTGGGATCAAACCATTTGTGATAGCGCATCGGGTAATGTCGCAGTAGCAAGAAATTCAATTACCAATGCAATTCAATTCACACCAGCCTCAGCTAATAGCGCTATGTATATGATTCAGTATCTTACTGGGGCTCAGGCAAAAGAGATGCTTTATACTAGGCTAAGCTCTAATATATCGGCTTATTTAACAGCAAGCGCCGGTGTCGTTACAATTAAAGTTCAGTTGTTTTTAGGTACGGCTGCTTCGGTAGTTCCAATATTACCAGCATCTTTAGGGACGATTGCCATAGATGGAACATTCACTAGGACAGCATCCGGATGGACGGAAATAGCCCGGAGCGGTTTAGATACAGCGCGTGCACAGGTTCTTGCAAATACTCCAGTATCATCAAATGATATACAGTTTACTGGATGGGAAGCTATAGACTCTGGGCAACTATCTGATACGGATAAATTCGCGATGGTAGTTACACTATCTTGGACTACAGCGCCCGTTATTAATATTGGATCTATATCTTTGAATAAAGGAGATCTGCCAACAAGGCCAGCGGCTATGACAGCATCTGACGTTTTATCTCAATGCCAGTATTATTATGAAAAAAGTTATAACCAAGGCGTCAATCCTGGGACGGCTAGTTTGCCTGGGCTCTTGCTGAGACAGCAAGGTGCAAACCCAACTAGTGATGGTACTCACACTGATATTGCCACTCGTTCCTTTGGGATTACCTATGATATACCTAAAAGAGTTGCCCCAACGGTAGTTCTATATTCGCCTGTAACTGGAGCGTCGGCTACGGTATCATACACATATTCATTTAATGGTGTAATTGAAACTGGAATTGGTTACCCATATGAGCAAGGGCTGCAAACAGGATCTAATCCTAATATTATTGGATGGGTTCAGACTTCAAACGGAATGTTTGGTGTGTATTATTTCTCAAACTCCCAGATTCTAATACAAACAGTAGCTGGAGTTCAAAATGGTACAGATGAAACATATATTACTTTTCATTTTACTGCGGACTGCAGGTTAGGGAAAATAGCTTAACAACATTAATTAAAAAGGATTTTAAAAAATGGCAACACCATACATAGCGCAACAAACTGTAACCGACTTTGGCCTTCGGTTCGCCGATTTAAAATATAGCGCCAAACTTGCAATTACAACCGATACAACCCTGACGATTCCAGGGAATGCACCACGTTATAAAGCCGTCATAAAATGTGTAACCGCAGGTGAGGTATGGGTCGCAGCTAATGCAACCGCTGCCGCAACTGCAGGGACAACTTTTGCTGCATCTACATCGGAGATGATTACGGGGAATTACCCTATTTGCAGGGAAGTAAAAGCGGGCGATGTATTACACTTTTTTAGTTCGACGGCAACTACTGATGTAAGTGTTATACTGTATGCGTTAGGAACAAATAACTAAATATAGGGGGCCAGGATGGCCGACAAGAAATTCAGTCAATTTACTTCTGGCGGTAATTGCCAGGTAGGCGACATAGTTGTTGGTCTTCGAACGGCTAATAATGCTCAATTTACCTTTCCGGGAACCGGGATAGAGGATGCTTCTGGTAACTTCCTCTTCGGCTATACAAGCATCGGGGCGACAGCGGTTAACCATGTTGAGTTTTCCAATGCTGCCACTACTTTAAACCCATCTATTTCAGCTGCTGGGTCCGATACTAATGTTGGATTGCAAATATCCTCTAAAGGAACCGGAAGTCTGCTTTTAAATGATATTATGGTGGATTATTTAAATAACCTATCGGGTGTTGTCACGGCCGTCTTCGCGGGGTCAACAAGTGGAGCTGCAACATTGAAGGCTCAAGCAGTTGCTGGGACACCAACTTTACAACTACCTAATACCTCGGGAACATTAGCCTTATCAAGCTCTATACCAGCGCTTCCGTTGTCTCTTCCAAATGGGGGAACCGGAGCCGCTTTAACGGCGAATAATGGTGGTATATTTTACTCAAATGCCACAACAGGAGCGGTTCTATCTGGAACGGCCACAGCAGGCCAGGTATTGCGTTCTGGAGCATCATCAGCACCTTCCTGGAGTACAAGTACCTATCCGGATACAACGACGATTAATGGCGTATTATACGCAGTCGCAGGTAATACCGTGGGTCAAACCTCCGCGGTTAATAGCGGCGTCATGGTAAGCTCATCGGCTGGGGTCCCGGTTTTCTCAAATACAATGACGAATGGCCAGGTTATTATCGGCTCAACGGGCGCTCAACCTCAAGCTGCTGCATTAACTCAGGGAACAGGAATAAGCATAACTAATGGGGCAAATAGCATTACAATTGCCTCTACTGTTACATCAACGTTTTCTCAAGTATCGGTTTCGGTAACATCAGCTCAACTTCTGAATATAGTAGGGAATTCGGTCTTATTATTAGCTGCCCCTGGGGTTAATAAAAGCTATCTAGTTACTAGTGTATTTGTTGAATATGACTATAATTCGGCAGCATATGCATCAACCGGAAGTAATTTTTTTATTTCTTATGGAAATTCTGGAGCGGCTGGAGCTGCAACGGCTATCCCTCAAGTAGAATTCACAGCGACGGCAGATAGAATATTCTTTGCCTATCCAGATACTACTTTTGTTACTAGCGTATCGGGCAATATAACTAATCAGGGTTTATATTTATATAGTAACAACAATATGACGACGGGAGATAGTCCGATAGTTGTACACCTTACATATCAAATTATAACCAGCACATTTTAAAAGGATTTTAATAAATGCCAGTTCTAAATTATCAAGTGAATGCTCCAGGTTATGGCGGCATAAATCCAAAATTGGTATACATTTTCACGGATGACCCAATTGCAGTAGTCACGGCTACTTCGTACATTGATTGGATGGCGAACCCAAATGGTATATATGAAGGAGATGTTGCGCTTATTGTTACTCAAGAAACTCCTACGTCCACATTGGGAGTTGCTTTTTATGAATTTGAACGCATTGGAACGACCAATCATTGGAATTTAATACCTATTACGAATTCACCGGTTACTGTAACCACGGTTGAAGGAACCCTTAATCAAATCATTGCGACCCCTAATGTTGGGGATGTCGTGGTTTCTATTTATCCTAATCCTCAAATCCCGGGGATTGCATCTATTGGTCTTCCGCATGGGACTACAGCTCAAAGAGCAGGAATTATTGGAAGCATCAGATTTAATACGGATACTGGATTATTTGAAGGTACTCCAGATGGGATAACCTGGGTTGCTTTTGCTTCGGGAAGCTCGGGAGTATCAAGTGTTACGGGAACAGCTAACGAGATTAACGTCTCCCCGACAACTGGAAATTCCGTAGTTTCAATATCAGATAATCCAATTATCCCCGGAACGGCTGAGGTTACATTGCCTGCTGGGAATACGGGAGCCAGGGGTAACCGACCCGGATCTATTAGATTAAATACGACAACAGGCTTTATCGAATTAACGAATGATGGGGTGAACTGGTATACGGTTCTTAATACGAATAACGGGGTGCAAAGCGTAACTGGAACGGCAAATCGTATTACAGTAACGGGAACAACCAATGCTGTAATTGATATAGCGGCAACTTATATCGGCCAAACAAGCATCACGACCCTTGGCGTTATTACAGCCGGAACATGGAATGCGAGCGTTATCACGGTTCCATTTGGGGGCACATCGGCCTCAAGCTTTACGGTTTTTGCTCCAATCTGTGGCGGCGTTACAACCACCTCAATTTTGCAATCAGCAGCGGCAGGAATTTCAAACGTAGGATACGTCCTTACTAGCACAGGCGCGGCAAGCCTTCCGACCTGGCAGGTCGCTCCAGGAAATGGAGCATCGCAATATATTCGAGTTCCATTAACGGCAAATCAATTTATTGGTGGCGCAGGACCCGTGCAAATTCTTCCAGCTCCTGGTGCGGGGTTAATATATATAGTTACAGCATGGGCAATTGAAGTTGGAGTAGCTAATTTTACTGCCGGTCTCGGAGGAACATTTCTTCAGCTGCAAAATACCTCAGGTTTTGCTCCTGGAAACTTTGCATGTACAGGTTCTATTTCTCTTAATAATACGCAAGCAATAGCTCCGGGAATGTACCCTGTAAGCCCGCAGGCAAGAGATCAAGCCGCCCATACCCCAATAGATGGAATATTAGCGAATACGCCTTTATATTATGGATGCACAGGAGCGTTAACAGCAGGCATTGGAGCGTCAGCGGCGCTTCATATTTATTATACAGTGGTTGCTACTATATAAATGAATAAATGTATAGCAATGATTTTAGGGAGCATAATGATGCCAATAACTGCAATAATAATAGGAGCATTAATGTTATCGGGTGGTATCGTAATTTTATATTCTAAAATAATGCATAAAGATGAAACAAAAGTAGAAAAAGCAATAGAATCAATTGCCGAATCAAATATAGAAAACGCATTAAATTTACCATCTGGTAGTTTAGAAGGGAAGCTAGATTTTATGGTTCAACCAATAGAAGAAGAACCTAAAAAAGAATAACAAACATAAGGAGATAGGGAAAATGCCAATTATAAGCGTTCAAATAAACGAGCCAGGTCAAGCCGGAGTTACGCCCGGTATGTGCAGAATTCTTACCAATGATACATTAGCTGAAGTTATAGTAACCGGATATTTAAATCATATTTTTGCTGAAAACATTCCGTTAATGAATGGTATGATGGCTCTTGTCCAAACAAAACCAACGCCTAACTCTTCTGTAACAAATGCAAGTTGGTTAGCCGTAACATTTGCATCAGGTAACTGGTCATTAACTCCAACCGCTGTAGCTCCTGGCTCAATTGCAACTCCAACCATTGCGAATCATATCGCTGCATTTACTGATACCATTGGCTCATTAGGTGAAAATGTTTCGACTGCAATTAATGGTGGAAATATTCAAGCAGGTTTAAGTGGAACAGCGGGATTCCTAGCTTCTTTCCCAGCTACAGCATCAAAGGGTTCTTTACGTTTAACAGCAGTAGCAAACACAGGGGACACATTGGTTACATTATCAAATGTCGCTCATGGTCAAGCTTCTGTTTATTCAATACCAGATGCAGCTAATGCAGTAGGTCGAGTTCTTGTTGGCGCAACTGCAACCCCTTTTACAAGTGGACATTTATTGTCAGCTTCTGGGACTGGTGGACTTGTTGCAGATTCTGGAGTAGTAGCAGCAACTGTTCAATCATCATCAAATATTAAGGCTGTAACAACAGCAAGCATTGGTGGAGCTGGAGCAGGTCCTTTAACTGTAACACAGGCAGCGTGCACTTCTAGTAGCGTCATAATCTGTCAAGTTAAATCATCAAGTAATCCATGCTACGTAATTACAGTGGTTCCAGGTTCTGGAAGTTTTACAGTGACTATGAATGCCGACCCAGGTGCTAGTTTAATATTAAGTTACGTTTTATTCGTAGCTGCTCAATAGGATAGGAGATTTAAATGCCAATTATCAGCGTCGATGTTAATGCCCCGGGAATGTCCGGGGTAAAACCTAAGGCAATTTTTATTGATACAAACGATACTGCAGATGAAGTTGTAGTTGCGGGATATTTAGATCATATTATTGCTCAAGGGATTCCAATTGCCAATTGGGAAATTGCATTAGTTACAACGCGTCCAACTCCTAATTCATCTGATATAACCACAGCATGGTATGGTATAACTTTTTCTAATGGTCAATGGAGTTTAGTAGCACAAGGTGGAGGAGGAGCAGGCGTTATTCTTCCAACTATAGTAAATAGTATTGCTGTATTTTACGACACTGCAGGAACTATATCTTCTACCGCAGCAACTGCAACTAACGACGGCAATATACAGGCGTATGGTAACTTAATAGCAGGTAAAGTAGAAGGAACCCAACCTGGGGAACTTCATGTGTATCCTGCAACTGAAAATTCAGGTTCTGTTATTGTAAAAGCTATAGATGTTACATCTGGAGATCATAGTTCAACTATAGTTAACAGTGCAGATTTGACGCAAGCTAAAGTATATACTTTGCCTAATACTCAGAACTTTACCGATCCTCCTACTATTGCAGTGCTCGATAATTTCGGTGCTCCTACCTCTGGAAATTTAGCACTATGGGGATCACATACGGGCGCTTTGTATGATGGAGGGCCACCCTCTCCTACTATTTTCCTAGCTTCTCAAACTGCCAATTTAACATCTGGAACATTAACTACTCTTGATGCTAGCGGCATTGAACTTGTACCAAATCCAAATCCTGGGTTTCCTGGATATGTATTATTAGTAAGTTATGTTGTAATCAAGTTTACATATGCAACCACTCCGTATGCAAATACGACTGGAAACTTTTATATGGCTTACGATTCAGCAGGAACAACAGTAGCATCAAAATTATTGCCTCAATCTGTTTTTACCGCAACGGAAAACAGCTTATTTGTTATATATCCAGACCCAGCTATTAATGATTATCTATTATCTGCAACAGAAGGGAATGGATTGTTTTTTGTTGCAGATAATAATATGACAGATGGAGATAGCGGAGTGCAAGTTACTGTTTATTACAGTATAGCTACTACCTTTTAATATAATAGGAACATTAAAGAATGGAAAATCAAAATGGATCGATAATTTTGTGTTTGATGGTCGCTATTGCGTGTGCTTCTATTTATGCCGTTAGCTACTATGTTTGCAATTCGGATGATAAAGAGGAGGAGCCCGCGCCTGTGGAACAAATTGATATATATATTAAGACAGGCAACTTCCTAGAACCTGAAGATAAATTTCTTTTTACTTGAACCGGTGTCATTTTGTCACCGTCTGAAATCAGTCGTACGATTTTTTCGTATAACTGAAAATAGTTCGCCAACTCATGGTAAAACTGGATAAAATAATAGGGGTGATTATAATATTAATCACCCTTTTGATTGGATGCGAGTTATCTTAGTTGGTTAACCTATGTTTTGTTTTGAAATTGAGTTAGGAAAAGATAGAGTTAGCTGTGATGCTTTAATTTGAGGTGGTTACAATTTGTAACCGGTTGAAACGATATTTATTCGGATTGCGGAAAAGTCGCTATGCCTTCTTTTAGCTTTAAACCGATTTGGTGCAAAGTCTCATCAATCTGAACTATTGCTTCTTGAGTGTCCGTTAAAGTCTCAGCTATCTCATTTAATGAGTAAACCTGGTTTCTTGTTTCAAGAAGAACTTTTATTAATTCTTTCTGGAAAATCTCTTCAGACCAAGGCATAGCATCGATATCTTTCGCTTCCATGTGAAATACCTATAATTGAATTACGATAGAAAGCCATTATACAACATGTGCCTTTTAGTTACAAGTTCAACATGTAAGCAATCCTTACAAGTTCAGTTCGTCGGGATTTCCGACACACTGGCATTCATTTTCATGTTTAAATTTTAAATACTTAATCATAAAATCTATCTTAATCTCATCTTCTTGGGTTACTGCAGGGAATGTCATTTCTTCTCCGAACTGAGAGGCTAATTGAAGCAACCATTCAAGAGCTTCTTTTTCTTCTTTCAACTGTCAAGGATTCCTTTACGGTTCATTTTTAATGAGATACTTCATCATCACCCTCGTATCTTTGAGATCCATCATATGCAATTATTTCTTCAAGGGTGGAAATTACTAAGCCAGCCTTCTCTAAATCTTGCCGTTGCATTTTTAAAGTTTGTTCAAAAATAGAATATAATGTTAATTTTGCTCTTCTAGCGTCTTCTTGGCAAAAATTTTTCTGTGTAGACTGTGCATGGTGCATAATATTTATAGCAATTTCATAAGTTGCAATAAAATTCTCAATACTAATCGCGGTCTTTCCATCTCCGCACGGCTGAGTTACGGTGAACCCTTTAAACTTCTTTTTTTTCATAATTAGTACTTCGTATCCAAGCTATTATATTTAATCTTAGACTTATCATATTCGATGGCATCTAAAATATTATCCATATCGCTTTTAAGAATATCCGATATTATATTAATAATGAACGTACTTAATAAAAGCGCAACTATCATATAGCTATTCATTTCAAATGTACCATCGGTATAGCAATGCCACGTCCAACCGGAAATTACAGCTACAAAGATAAATCGGATTCTATTATTTAATTTAGAATAAAACCGGAGTTTATCTACCTTTTTAATCATCGTCTCTGAGAGTAATATCATCGCATATAATTCTTGAGTATCTGTTGTTCATTAATATTTTTGGGCATTCATCATTTTCATCCCATATTATATCCGGATGATCATAGAATCTTTCTATGGCTACATCTGTATCTGGCATACAATAAGTTGAAATCCAATAATCTATATCATCTTCTTCCCAAAATCTTTGTCCATTGATGATCTTACAATTTTTCGGGTATTCCCAATTCTTAACGAATCGATACATTCCGTTCTTGTTTTGATCTATTTTTTTCTTAACTTCCTTTTTATCTAATAGCATCCTGCTCTCGATTATTTATTATCTATTTGCCATCGGACGTCCACATTTTATATGAGTCTGCGAAAATCATCGCATACATGGTCCCTACTCCGGCGTACGTTCCACCAGCAACACAACCGTAAATTCCGCCTGTTCGTGCTCCGTTTAGGCACCCGAAAAATGCGGCGTTGCCCATCAATATTGCCATTAACCCGTAATCAATTTGAGATCCAGTTGGAGGGGCCGAATCAATTGGGCTATAAGGTAAATCACCCCAGGCTGGAATATCCGAAGACCATCTACCAGCTCCTGAAACCATAGAGCAAATATCGTTATTCAGTTTCTTCATAAAGTCTTCCTTCTTTTACTTTTTCAACAACCTCTTCGTGCCCTTTTTCGGCTTCTTCCCATGTAACATATCGATCGCAATATGAGTCATGTAAATCTCCCTTAAACACCATAGTTTCAAAAAGAATAGGCGGCCCCATTCCCCAGTTATGGTCTCTTTCAAGAAAAACGGTTGAAACTACACAATCATCTACAACGGTTCTTCCTACAATCTTTAACTCCGGATGTTCCATATATTGCTTAGCATGTTCTAAGGTTTGCCCACGCTTTGGCACCTTCCCTTCAAGATAATAAGAGCTTGAAAGAATGCTCTCCGTAAAAACCTGTAATTTTTCTAATGCTTCTTCTGGACTCATCCTGTATACAACTCCGGATAAATGGTTTTCATAATCAGAGTGTAATGAGCATAGGCTAATAAGTCGCTTCGCATGCTATGGAAACTCTCTCCAGCATCAATACGCGCCTGGAGTTCCGGAGGGGTTGACCCATCAAATTGGGGGGTAAAAACGACGTAATTATAATTATTTATACTACTATAATCTTCACCTGACATTTTAAGCCCGGCACCTGATACATGGCTTAAATCTTCTTTATTTATTAACTTCATGGATTATCCTTATTGTAAAATAAGGGGACATAAGTAGTGCGTCCCCTCACAAAAAGATTACCATTAAATAGCCAAAAAGATAATATTTATTTAATGATTTGGATAACCTACTTTTTAGTAGCTATTTTGATCTCGTATTTCTGCCCATGACCCAGGTCGGGTCTATAGGTTACCTCTTTAGTGTACCCGGTATTTGAGCATCCGAAGAGCCAAGCCAATATGAACAGGATGCCAAGTAACTCTAAAAATGAGTAAGCGGTGTGTTTTTTCATTTAATTACCCCTATAAAAAAGCAAGAATAAGTACGTAAGCGACATACGCAATAAAGCACCAAAACATAATAGCAATCATGCTATTGCCCCATTCCAGCTAATTTATCGGCTAATCGGTCTGCCTGGCTAGCCTGCTTTTGCATTTCAAAGACATTAGTATCAATATTAGCCTCTACTAGCGCGGCTTTTCCAATTACATCTAGGTTCTGCCCGTCATATTCATGAGCTTCATCGAAAGATATTCCAGCATTTAAGTTAACTGAAGTAGGAGCAAGCTTCAAGATACGGCGAATAACCGTCTTTTGCGCCATTTGATCATAATCAGATATCCATGGTCCTTCATTTGGAGTTTTAGAGCGCGCTCGTACTTTTTCTATATCTTCAATATCCATGAAATCAAAATGTTTCTCTCCATCTTTCATGGTTACTATTGCGTAGTACCCTATTGCTTGACCTTTATTTCCTATTTTTCTTTTATGAATAATTAAATCTTTATTGCCAAGTTCAATTGAAAATTCATCGTTTCCATATACTGTAAATGCTTTTATTGTGGATATTACACCTGTTCTATATGCCATCTCTATCATACCTCTATACCCTAATTGGACTGTCAGTTTTGTAGTTCTTGTGTCTCCGTCCCACCTTGGAATTAGGTATACCATTCCGGCTATGCCTGGCTCGAGTCCCATCTGAGCGCAGGACATTATAGCACCACATATAGATTCAACGGTGCATTTATTTAATTTTTGGCTTTTTGATAACTCTACATAGAAAAGACGGATCAATCGCTTAGCGCACATTTCGTTTGGAACTATATTAGATAGGAGATCTTCCATCTTAACTAAAGTTCCATATGCTGGTATTACTATCTTTGTTGATACTTCATTTGTTGCTACTTCGTTCATGTTACTTCTTGCCCTTCTTGTTGTTGTTTAAATATAAATCGTCGTGATGCTGCACCGGTTTTTACATACTTATTATGCAATTCTTCATTCTCTTCTTTGAATGCTTGCATATCAAATCTTCTGGATTCCGCAGCTTCTTTCCATGTAGCTGCTATTTTACCAGAGGTTGTTAGCAAAGTATCTTTTTGTCCCATATATATCTTAATTTTATCCTCTAATTTATCCTTTAATTCAGAGGCTTTTTTGATAGATTCCCTAACATGGTTAAGTTTCTCTAGATTTTCCTCTATGTCATTATCAGCTGTCACCTGGTCTTCGATAGAACGATACCCATAAAGACTCAAAACCTCCGCACCATTTGATGGCGTAGGAGCAATATTTTTAGTTACACACTTCCAAAATTCCCGATATTTCCTAAGCATCATTTCTTCTAATTTCGGATTGCGCTCTATCGTGTAATACCTGAAGTCATTACCTCGTATTAGAACTGCGACATGTGCTTTTTGAACGTTGGCAACCAGCATGTAATGAGATATCTGCAGAAGATAATGATCCGGAATTTGATTATGATTCGTTTGTCCCCATCCTTCATCATGAGATGCGGTTTTAGCTTCGAATATTGCATCATCTCCGACTCTTCCATCTATATTCCCTGCTAAGTAGGGAATCTCAGGATGAACGATAAGGTTATTATCAATCGTTACCTTTAGTCCTGTTTCATGCTCAAACCAAGCTTTTACCGCGGGCTCAAGAAAGTTTCCAGCTTTAATATAAGGATTATCCGAGATATCTTTTCGGTGGATTTGTCTTGTCTTTTCCTGCCAAAGTTGAACAATGTTTCCCCACGGAGATACACCGCAAATTACCGCGGCATCGCTGCCGCATATATAATTTAATCTCTCTTCTAATTGCTCTGACGTTAGGCTCATCTAATACGCTCCGCAGCTGATGTGAAATCTTTCTTTATACAATGAAAAGCATGCTCTACCTTTTTAAAATCTTTATATACACCAAAAAGAATTTGACATATTTTTTTAGAACAAAGATACAAACCTACACATGAAATTAAAAATAATATTGGTGCCATTTTCCCTCTTCTCCTTTTGTTTTAATCTTCGTCATCATCTATATAATCTTCTTCTTCAAACCAAACGCAAATTCGGCTACAATCATTTTCTTCTGTATATTCATCATAATATTCCATACCCATTATTCTTCACCTCCGTTTGAATCGCCCATATCCATTAATTGACGATCGTCTTCCCTATCCTCGTACATAAAAAAGAAATTCAGCATCTCATTCTGATAGTCACTAATTCTTTGGTTTAACTCTGCCTGACTCGTATTCATCTTTCTGCCCTCATGATTTTGGTCTTCATTATTGTCGACCTGAAACAAGAATACATTGCCGCCATGCATTTGTCAATATTTATTTTAAGAAAAAATATTTTTTGGTTTTTTTTACCTTACCTGCTATACTCCCTGCATTACATACACCAATTTTGGAGATAAAAATGAAAACAGAAATGAAGAGCGTTAACTTTACCGTTCGCATGACAGAAAAAGATGTGGCAAAAATTAAGCGCATTTGCTATAGAGACGAGCTGAAACCTGGTGTTTTTGCTTATGCAGCAATCATGGATGGCGTGGAAAAGCTTATTGAGAGGCAGAAAATCCATGGCGTTCAATGCATGCAACCATTGTGAGAATTGGTCTCTAAGCCGAATTGATTGCTTCTGCAGGCGCATATAAGCCACTCTAAGGGCACGGAAAACATTTCCCCTGTGTCTAGGGTGAGCTCGAGGAAATCTTGCATCTCGCTTGATTGTATTTCGTAGGAATCAGGAGGCTCGTAGTATTCCTCTGACTCGAAGTCCTCTTTCTTGTCGCTTAGAAGTTTGAAAAATGACATATAATTACACTCCATGTGTTAGATACCATAAATTTAGTATTACACAGAAACGCAAAAATTAAATAGAAGGATAAAAAATGAAAGATGACTCAAATGTGATCTCGTTAAACAAAAATAATCACGGATACAAAGTGAGCGAGGTTTCTTCGGGGGAGTTATTTTCTTTGGTAGTTTCTAAACTACAATTAGAATGGGGTCGTCATCCTGAAAAAAATGATATTGCACGATTTATTGGTCTGAATCGGAATCAGCTTAATTGCATGCTATTTTTTAATAACCAGCGCGGGCAGAAGGACGCTATGTTTAAGGATGCTATACCATTTTTGAAAATGGAATCATCCAAAATACACAAATTTTTACACAGTGCTCATAAGATTATAGATGAGAAACAAAATTATATTAGACTTTTAGATTTTGTTGGTTACTTTAGAAGTGAAAGGTATAGAAAAATTCGAGAGGATCCGGAATGGTATGGTTCTTTTATGACTTTTGAACAGGAAGAACAGTTTAAAGAATTGATGAGGTATTGAAAATGGACGAAAAAAAGCCGGTTATAACTAATAAGAGGACTTTGGCTCATGAGGGCTTCGATATTCTTAAAAATTACAACCGGCACAACAACACATTAGACGGAGACCGCATGAGAACCAAGTTAAGCATCCAAGGAATTAAATGCAAAAGATAGTTTTCTTTAATTACGATCTAACGTAATATGAACGACGTTATATATTTAATATAACATAAAAATTTTCCCCTAAACCAAATTTAGTACGTTTGATTTAGGGCCAGACATTCCCAACAACAGGAAAGCCAATGTTAATGCATCAGACTACACAAAGCAACCTTTCAGCGCAATTTTCTAGCTATTTACCTCAAAACAGCCATAATTTACCCGATATTAAAGTAATCTATCGCACTCAGGAAGAGATAGAACATCTTGAGACGATACGGTACGCCATACTCCAGCATAAAAAATCACGCAGACGACTAGCTGCAGGTATTCTCCTAAAAATAATCGGTTGGAGAGAAATGGAAGGTAAAAGGGGCGAGTGCGTCACCAGGCAGGAGAAGTTCGGCAAGGAAATACGTAAGTTCGGATATGACAAGGATCTAACCGCAAGACAAATAAAAAGGGTCATGGAATCATTAGTGAAGCATGGACTTATTCGATGTGAGCGTAGCGATAGGTTTGATTATAGGTCCGTATATAGATGTGAGACGACCAGCTTAGGACGAGACGCATACTTCCTCTACATCAAAAATAATGAGGGTCCAATCCAGATAAAAGCGCTCGACTTACCCACAAAATCTGTGGATAACGATTGTATAACTCAAAAAAATTGCGGTACCGAAATAAAAATGGCACCTCGAAATCCTCTAAATTTGGTCAAAAATTGGTCAAAATCGGGCCAATTTCAAAAAAATGGCACCTCTAATATTAATATTAATATCTATAAAAGAAATATTAATATTAATATGGGATGTTCAAAAATTGAACAAATAACAAACCATATCTTTTCTTTTTTCCATAAACCATACCTCGAACCCGGAGAAAAAATGATGAGGACACCAAAGGACTGGGCTAAAAACGGATTAGCACGACAAGCACATGAGGTTACGTTAGATCTTCTCTGCAACAAGGAGATGAGCGAAGAAGAACATCGAAGCAAATACGACGAATTGTTCTTTAAGCAACTAGCTAAGATACAACGCAAAAGGAAGAGAGAAGACAAGACATGACCGGAGCTTTTAGGGTGAGATTATCGCATTATAAGCAAATATGGAATTTGCAATATTGGGGCTTTGTAAGCTAAAGTAAATTATGAACACATCAAATTTGGAGAAAAGAGAAATGAACCTATTAACTCAAGATTTAGTTTCCGAAGTTTCAGGCGGAGCCCCAGGCGATTTCGAGTATTACGGGGAATATGTACTGGAGGAGCTTGAAAGCGGTTTGCAGAGACTTTCTATGTTCATGGTTATGGAAGGAGAGCTTATGCTAGAACAAGACGCTAGCGGGGCCCTAGTAAGTTTAATTTAAGAACGGTGCGCAGTGCGAGTTTCTTAACTATTTTCTCCCGCTGCGCTTTTATTCTAAAAGGAGTTAGAATGAAACATGAAGAGTCACTTAGTCAGATAGCACTACTAGAGTGGTTCAAGTTGCGTTACCCTACTTTGGGCGGTTTGCTGGTTGGTTATCCGGCGGGTGTCTATTTAGGGATAACGCAACGCGTTAGGATGAAGGCTATGGGTTTGACGCCCGGCTTTCCTGACCTGATGCTTTTAGTGCCAAAGGTTTTTGAGATATATCATCCTGGTTCTCCCCCTAAAAGGGAGCGGCATTTTATACCTGGAATGTTTATAGAAATGAAATCGGCAAAGGGGAAATTGTCTAAAGTTCAGAAGGAATACCATGAGAAATTAAGAGTGTGGAATTATACCATTGTCATTGCATACAGCTTTGAAGAAGCACAAGAAGAGATTAAAAAATATTTAGAATAGACGCCATCCATGGCTTAGGATTTTTATTCCTCTTCCTTTTTTCTCATTAATTTTTGTGAGTCTGCATAATGCCAACTTTCCATTCTTTTAAATGTAATTGGCTTTATTTTCTTCGATCTACAGAAATCTAAATATATTAAATATAAATTATTAGCTGCTTCTCGTTCTATTATTATTTCTGCATATATAGATGAAGAATCGTTATAGATATTGCTTATTGCAGTTCCTATCATTGATGTAAACTCTTCTGCAGTTATTAGGCTTCTTAATGAACTTTCTACTTCGTAAAACATTTTATTTTTCCTCGTTGTTGTTTAATTCTTCTTTTTCAATAACTTTATCAAGCAAAGGCTTTAATGACTCATCAATTTCGACCATTTTTGAGAATTTTATAAATCTCAATATATCTAGGTCTGTGAAATTATTTTTATTTTCTTTTTTCATTTTTTATTCCTTAGTATTATTTATTGATTTCAATGCAGCTAAAGTCCTTTCCATATATGCTCCTTCTTTTATAATTTCAAAAAAGTCCTCATCCCCCTCAAAATAAGGATTCATTTCAGCACTCGTAAAATCTTCTGTTTCATCAAGCATAACCTGTAAATCTTCATAATATTTATTATATATTTCCTCGTATTTATCACGTTCTTCTTTAGTAACATCTTCTGATTCAAAATAATCCATTTCTTCCCCAGTTTGCTGATAAACAGTCCCCTCAAGTTCCGAATCCTCATGTGAGCATTCAAATCTCATTCTTTTATGAGCTTCGAATTCATGGTACATCTCAAACAAAGTTCCTTCTAAATAATCCATTAAATCTTGTGTCATTTCTTGTGCATCACTCATTTTTATACCAACCCATTTTCCATATCTATACAAAACTGCTCATACATATTTGCAACGATTCTATTTGTTCTCTCTCTTTTCTTTGTAGGTGCTCCGCAATTCAATTGATATATATGAACTGGAGTAATCATAAATCTATTCCAAAGTCTGTTTAAAAATTCTGGGTGGTTGTGAAACTCGTCTGCTGTTGTAATCATTTTTTCGGCCCTCATGTTGTTTAAGCGTTATTGCTTCGACTTGAGATAAGTATACTTCAAGCATGGCCGCAATGCAACTATTTTTATTAAATATTTGTAAAATAATTTTTTGGAGTTCTGACTTTATGGTAAAGTCTTAGTACGTATATATAAGATAAGGATGTTTTTATGGACTTAAGAAAAGGAAGTGAAGTCAAAGAGGGTAAGCGCCGTTGCTTTAGATGTTCCGGTAGAAAGAAAATGTACCAGCTCGGCAAGACCGCAGTCTGGACTCATGATAATTCAGGTGGCGTACTTAAGGATTGCCCGCTATGCTGTGGTACAGGACTCATAGATAAAACTGCACCGAAAATAGATGAAGAGAAAATTGAGGAACTAAAAGATGGCAAAAAAAGACGCTCCAATAGAAAAACAAAAGAAGTCACCTCCTTCGAAAAAGAATATTAAACCTGAAAGAAAGAAAGTTCATACCGAAGCTCAGGAAGCATATTATGCTAAAAAGAGTGAAGCATGTAAACAGCTTAAGGCTGAGATTGCAGCTCATAAACCAGCCACAGGACGACCTATTATATTTACAGAAGAGCTGGCAGAATATATTTGCGATAGAATTGCATCTAGCCCTAAGAGTGTTAAAGCTCTTTGCGCAGAAGATGAAAACATGCCAAATCAGTGCTCAATTAATCTTTGGTGCTGGAAATATCCTACGTTTTTCGTCCATTATCAGTTAGCTAAATCACAGCAAGCTCACTGGATGGCAGACGATTGTGAGGATATTGCAAAGGAAATTGATTACATAACTGACCAACAAGGCACGCAAAGAGTTGACCCAGGCTTCATTGCTTCACGACGCCTAATGGTAGATACAAAGAAATGGCACGCATCTAAACTTGCTCCTACTGTGTTCGGTGATAGAAAGGCAGTTGAAGCATTGCAAGGCGAAAACGAAAGCATTAAAGCTGAACTCATGGCTCTGAAATTACAGCTAGCAGAAGTTAATAAGAAAGAATATTAATGCATATTAATTATGACAATTGCGCTTTGGCTGTATTTTACATAAAGCGTATCATTTTAAACCTTGAAACGGACATAGAGTTCAAAAGGTACGCTGATGGGAAATATTTCTTTATGCTTGGCGATATAGACTGGATGATGGAATGGGCCGAACACTTTATTAGGAATATGTTTGGCGATAAAAAAGAAAGAACCGAAAATTACATAAATGAATATTTGGAAAGACCCGTTGGTGATAAGTTTTGCGAAATATCTTGCAGAAGAGCTATAGCCAACTTGAAGAAAATGCTCTTGTTTATTGAGCTGGACATTCTATGTGAAGAAAAGGAACATAAGAATAGACATGCAGGGATAGATATTATTTTAGACGAGCTCGAATGGGCCCATATAGAGATTCAAAAAACATATTTTACACAAGGCGAATAAGAAGGAAGAATAATGAGTATTTCAGATCAAGACTTTATAGATATGTTTGAGAAAGACAAAGAGATTGTGGATAAAGAGATAGGAGAGATTCTTACTCTTTTACAAATTTTTGTTCCAGAGTTTAGGAAGCTAGACGAGAATCTAACCAAGAAAGATTATATCTACTTTAGCTTGATGATCTCAAAGATAAAACATGCTTATGCAAACTTTAATGAAGCAATCTCTCTGTTCGCCTTGATTGAAGGTAAAGAGAAGAAGGCATATTAATGGGTAATGATGAAGTTTCCGATCCAGAAGGAGAACTGCCATGGTGCCCTACTATTGAAGATATAGAGGACGCAATAGAAGAGTTCGATGTATTAGAACATTATAATCACGTTCCTGATGATGATTATGCAGAAATGTCCTATGGATATTATAGGAGTATATTAAGGGTCTATAAATGGTTTAAAGAAGAGCACGATAAGTATCGAGATTGCGCAATAGCATGCTGGCGAAAGGAAGGCATCCTTGTAGAGAGGATCAAATGGCTTGAGATAGAGAAAGAAAATCTAGAAGAACAATTGCTTGAAGCTAATAAGAGAAAAGAGTAATGGAACAATTCACAAAGCAAATGAAGCTTGCATATAAAGTCTTGAAGCAGCTTCAGAAACTAATTCGAGAAAGCATAGAGCATGAAGAGCCTTATACCTCTGAGCAGCACTTGCAAGACTTAATCGATGAGTTCGAGGTGTACTTCCAGCAGGCATACTACGATGTTGAAGCAGAGAAGGACATGAAGTGGAGGGATAAGCTTGCATGTAAAGATGAGATTATAAAATCATTACATATTAAAGTAGAAAAGCTCTCTACAGGAGAAGCTCTAACTTTTGCAGATATTGATGCAGCCAAGGCAAAGATAAAAATGAGAGGCGATTGCTATGCGAGTCCAAAAGAAGTTGTTTTAGAGATTATAAAGAGATATGAGGAAAGTAAATGACTAAAGGTTTAAAACTAAAGTATATAGAAACATTAGTAATTATGTGCGAGCAGTTTATATGTCAATTAAAGATTGAGCATATTAATGCAAAAGATGGTGTAGATGTAGATGATTGCGCTCTTTTAGAAGATTACTTTTCAATGAGATGGAGATTAAAGGCTCTTTCTAATGATGAAACATATAACGAATATAAGGATTCTTACGAAAAATGACGACTAAAGAAGAACGAATTGAAGCCCTAATTAACGAAGCGATTGCAGAATACAAATCAGAATCAGGCGAGAAAGCCCTTGATATGACCGAATACAAAGATGATGTGTGGAAGAATTTACGTATCGAATGTGCTCAGAAAGAAGATGTCGAGGATTCATGCAAATGGCTCTTCGGTGTTGTTGCGAACTACCTGAGAGACCGATTCAATGACCAAGGTGTCTACGATGTCCTACTTTGCATATCTAGGAAAGGTGACTTTGATTCATCAGACGAAGCTAATGCCCGACGAACCATGCTTAAAGAAGCCCAACAGAAGTTGCAAGACAAACTAAAAGCTGGCACTGAAGCTATCGAGGCTGAGTATGCACCGGAAGAGGAAGTGCATTAATGAAGCTTGATACGTCACAACCTAAAGATTGGGATAAGTTTATTTCTGATTTGGAGGTAACAGGGATAGAAAAGCTTATATTGCAGAATTGCATCGTAACTTTTTGGCATTTTCCAACCATAGTTTTGACTCTTGAACCTCATCAGCAGCCATTTATATCACAAGAACGTGAAGAATCTTTGAGGGTTAAGATTGGGGAATATTATGAATATAATTCAATTTCATTAAGGATCGAAGTAAAAGATACTTACAAGGAAAAGCATTTAAATGTAAACCAATTAATCCTTATTTTAAAAAGATTGGAAACCGAGCTTAAGCATTTGAAATATTATTCTCCACTAAGTGATTTTCGTATTTCTGAGGATAAGCAAGAAAGTATAAAACGTTGTCGTGAATGCATCAATAATCTCGATGATAGATTTAAAGATTTTGGATTTTGATTAAACAAGGAATAAATAATGGCGCCAGACGAAGAGTTAACAGAAACACAAAAGATAGAAGCTTGTTTCCCTAAGCAGGAGCTACCGTATGAGCAACATCTGCTCACAGCATTAGCATCCCTTAAGGAGTTAGAAGAAAACGTTTGGAGTGTAAATTATGAGCTTGCTCAAACAAACAAAGAGCTTCAGGGTATTAAAGAAGCAATTTGGGCCATCACAGAAAGATAAAATATACACTTTAAGCAGGATGCTAATCATGGAAGAAGACACAACGCTACAACACATGAGGATTCCTCCTCACTCTATTGAAGCTGAACAAGCCGTGCTTGGCGGTTTAATGCTAACGACATGCGAAGACTCTTTGCACTTGGACTCAATAGAACGGCTTAGGCCTACTGTTTTCTATCGCATAGAGCACCAGCTAATCTATAGGTCTATGATGCATCTCATGAAAGCTGGAATACCTATTGACGTAATAACGGTATCACAACACCTCAAGGACACTAATAAACTGCATGATGTTGGTGGTCTTGCTTATCTTGGTGAGCTTCATCATAACACTCCAAGCGCTGCCAATCTTGGCACCTACGCTAATGTTGTTTATGAGCATTATGTTCGAAGAGCGGTAATAAATGCCGGAACTAACATGGTAGAGTCCGGCTTCGATATCAAGGGTAGGACAACCGCTGAAGTTCTCGACCTAGCAGAGCAAAAGATATTTAATATCTCGCAGCATAGCAACAAGGTGGTTGGGCCTGAAGATGCAAAAGATATTCTTGCGCGGTCAATAACGCAGATACATCATAGAATGCAGAACCAGGGCAAGATTACTGGTCTTGAGACTGGCTTTAGGGACCTGGACAAGATAACCACAGGCTTAAATCCAGGAGAGCTTATAATCATTGCTGGCCGACCTTCCATGGGTAAGACTTCCTTTGCCATGAATATTGCCGAATATGCATCAATAAAGAGCGATAAGACCGTACTTTTCTTTAGTATGGAGATGTCCGGAGAGGATATATTAACTCGAATGCTCTCATCTATTGGTCGTATCGACCAGAACAAATTGCGTACCGGCATATTAAATGAAGAAGACATGGCAAGATTTAGTAGTGCAGTTCCAATCATAACCAACGCAAAACTTAAGATTGACCATTCAGCATCATTATCTCCAATGGAAGTTCGCGCTCGTTCTCGCCGTATAGCTCGGGAATGCGATCTAGGACTTATCGTTGTTGATTATATAGGGCAAATGCAGATTCCTGGACATACGAGGGGCCGAGTCGAGGAAATATCCGAGATATCGCGGGCATTAAAATCATTAGCTAAAGAACTTAAAGTGCCGGTTATCGCCCTATCTCAGTTAAACCGAAGCCTAGAAGCTCGACCTAACAAGCGCCCTATCATGTCAGACCTTCGGGATTCAGGGGCCATCGAGCAAGATGCGGACCTTATCGCCTTTGTGTACCGAGATGAGATTTACAATGAGGATAGTCCAGATAAAGGAACGGCCGAGATTATCATTGGCAAGCATCGCAATGGGCCTATAGGTACGATACACTTAACATTTGTGGGACAGTACACACGATTTGATAATCTTATGACAGGATAAAGTAAATTATGAATAAAGACTCAATCACTCTTGACGATATACTTGTAGCTAAAAAAATGATTAAAGAGCGAGAAGGGAAAAAGCATGGAGTATCATATGATTATGGTCTTGATTTTGTTATTACTCCAAAAGAAGATGGTATAGAGGTTGAGCTTCCTAAAATTCCCAAGTTAATACGATCTCTAGAAAAACTGGAAGATGTTTTTAATGAAATAATGCTTGTTGCAAATAAGAAATCTAATGAATCTTTAATAGAACAAAAACGGTCTATTATAATGAGGATAGAATGGTTGCAAGAAGCAATAGAAGAGGCATACTCTCTGCCTTCTAAGACAGAGTTATGCAAGATGGTAAACGAATGTATTGGGCATATGGAAAGTATACAAAGAGATGCGGATTGTTATGAAAAAAGAGCTAATAGATACTACCAGAAATATCAAAATGAAATGAAAAGACAAAATCCAGATTATGATGAATTCGAAGATGATGATGAATTAGATGCTGACTGGGATTAAAATGAAGAATGACAAAGAAAATAGATCTGGAAAAGGAAACTCTGGTCTCGGAGCTTCAAGGAAGTCTTCTCGAGTTCTGCAAGGTGTTCTACCCACTGCTGACGGGACGCGATTTTATAATTTCGCATCCTATTGGACGGGAGGCTCATGCAATTACAATATCTCGAGCGCTTACTCGAGCGGCAAGACTCCAAATTCCAAGTATGAGACTTATAATCAATGTCCCCCCAGGTCACGGTAAGTCGACTTTCCTCTGTATGTGGGTGGCTTGGACTTTGTCTAAGTATCCTGATTCCCGTTATCTTTACATTTCTTATTCCAAGTCTCTTGCGGCTAAACATACTGAAACAATTAAACGCATTATTGGTCTTAGGCATTATAAATACTTGTTTGATGTTAGTATTCGCTGGGACTCTAAAGCTAAGGAATTCTTTCAAACTACTGCTGGTGGTTCTATTGCAGCTTTTGGTTCTGCTGGTGCTATCGTTGGACAAGATGGCGGTTTGCCTGGGTTGGACCGATTTAGTGGCGCCGTGATAATGGATGACTCTCATAAGATTGATGAAGCTCATTCAAATACTATTCGAGAAGGCGTTATTGAGAATTACAGAGAGACAATTCAGCAACGTGCTCGTGGCGTCAATGTTCCCTATATTTACATTGGGCAAAGAGTTCACGAGGCTGACCTTGCGGCTTATCTCATTGAAGGTAAAGATGGTTATGAGTGGGAGAAGATAATACTGCAAAGCGTAGATGGATGCGGAAATGCATTGTATCCTGAAGCGTTTCCATTGGAATCATTACTAATTAAGCAAGAAAAAGACCCTTATGTATTTGCCTCTCAGTTCCAGCAGAATCCTATTCCAGCAGGTGGCGGTCTCTTTAAACCAGAGTGGTTTGTTACTCTAGATGAAGAGCCCGAGATGCTTATTACATTTATTACTTGTGATACGGCAGAGACGGATAAGAGTTGGAATGATGCGACTGTTTTCTCTTTTTGGGGCATCTATGAAATTGTTAACTTTGGCAAGAAATCTGGAGAAATTGGGTTACATTGGCTTGACACTATTGAGCTCAGGGTTGAACCAAAAGATCTAAAAGACTCCTTTATAGATTTTTATACTGAATGCACACGACATAGATTGCCCCCTCTTATGGCGGCTATAGAAAAGAAATCCACTGGCGTTACTCTCGTAAGCGTTTTGAAAGAATTGCGAGGAATAACCATAAGAGAAGTGGAGCGAACCAGGGCATCAGGAAGTAAAACGCAGCGGTTTTTGGAAATTCAGCCATACGTAGCCTCCAAATTAATATCTTTCACTAAAGGCGCAAAACATATAGACCATTGTATCAAGCACATGACTTCAATAACAGCTAACGATTCTCATCGTCATGATGATATTGCCGATACTTTTGCCGATGCAATCAGACTGGCACTAATTGATAAGACGGTATATAGTATAGATAAGAAAGGTAACACACGGAGTGATATCTTAAGTAAGTTGAATAAGACATTCAATGATAGGTTAACTGCAGGGAACGCAATAAACTATGACAGAGGTCGCAAAGAAGTATTCTGATAGGCTCGTCGAACTAAAGAAAACTGTGGAAGAATCCCAGGAGTACTTTAGTGAGAACGTAAACCGATTTAACGAGTTCATGAGATTCGTATTTAAGTCATCAATGAATCAACAGGAAGTTGCAGCATTACTTACAACCGGTCGCCCTACTATCGAGTTTAATATTCTCGAGGCATATATTTCAAGGTTACGTGGTGAGTTCGCTAAACAGCAACCAGCCATCAATGTTAGAGCCGCTGACGGCGTTCCCCTTTCCTCACTTACACCGGAATTCACAGAAACTCTTAAGGTCCTAGAAGGGCACCTTGGCGCTATCTTCTCCGAATCATCCAATGACATGCTCGCTTATAACCTAATGACTGACCAACTTGCAGGCGGCTTTTCCGTTGTTAAGGTAATGACCGACTACGTTAATGAAATGAGCTTTGAACAGAAGATATGCGTTACACGAGTTTTTGACCCAACATTATGTTTTTTTGATCCACTAGCAAGAGAGAGCCATAAGGGAGACGGTCGTTATTGCGGCGAGCTTTCCCCTGTGACTCGTAAAGCGTTTGAGGAGCAGTACGGCAAGGAAGCCACTAAGCTTATGACCTTTACACGAAGTATGGCCGGATTTAACTGGTCATTCAAAAATGAGATGGAAGACATCATTCTTGTATGTGATTTGTATGAGAAGAAATGCAAGAAAGAAAAGATTATCAAGTTATCAAATGGACACGTTGTTACTGAGAAATCTTACAAAAAATTCCTGGAAATGTGGGAGCAAGAATCTCATATAGAACAGCCTCCTATGCCGGTTGGCGAACCAAGAATGACAACGATTGAAACTATTTGTCGATATCGCATTTGCGAGTCTCAGGTGCTAGAATATGTTGAAACGGATTTTAAACACCTCCCTCTCGTTTTCGTAGACGGTAACTCTGTCATGATAACGGAGTCTGGTTCAACAGGACAAATGACACGCCCTTATGTCTATCACGCTAAAGGAATCCAGCGACTCAAAAACTACGCTGGTCAGTCTTTGGCGAATGAATTGGAAAATACGATTCAGCATAAGTTCATTGTGGCCATCGAGTCAATCCCAGAGGATTACCAAACGGCATACCAAAATGTTCAGAAAGCGGACACTTTGGTGTACAATCATTTTCTTGATAGTCGCAGCCCGGACGTACAATTACCTCCCCCTCGTGAGGTTAATAGAACCCCAATTCCCCCCGAAATTAGCCAGACGTTTAGAATGTCAGATGAGATAACACAGGTCATCCTTGGTTCATACGATGGTGCAGCGGGACAGAATCAAAATACAATGAGCGGTATAGCTTTTGCTCGGTCGGCACTCCAAAGCAACAACGCATCTATGCCTTATGTTATAGGTTACATTAAAGCACTTAATCGTGTAGCTCAGATTGTCCTTGACCTAATACCAAAATATTACAGAACACCACGAAGCCTCCCTATTCTTTTGCCAGACGGTAAACGTTCACACATGGAGATTAATAAGAAAGGCTCCATCTATATGAACTATGACCCGAACTCGTTGGAAGTTAAGGTTGAGACGGGCGTTAATTTTGCAATGCAGAAGGAAATCGCATTAAATACCATTATCAGCTTAATGCAAGCTTCCCCTGATTTTGCGGAGTTTATGGGACAAAACGGAACCCAGATTCTTCTCGACAACATTGAGATTCGAGGTATCGAGGGCATCAAAGAGAAAGCCGCAGAGTACGAGAAGCAGAAAGCCGCTCAGAAACAACAAGAACAACAAGCTCAAGTTCAGATGCAGCAAGCTCAAGCTCAGCAGATGCAAGAACAGGCTCAGATAGAGAAGCAGAGAGCTCAAATTGATATGGCTCAAGCTCAACGTGCCCTACAAGCACCAAGTATCGAACAGCTGGGCCTAATGTCCATCCAAGAGAAGGCTCGACTTGATGCAGCGCAAATGGCATTGAAAGAAAAAGATTCTGAGACTAAGTTCATCGAGACCATGGCTAAAATCGAACTCCAAGGAATGGAGATTGACCAAAAAGCACACCAACAAGAATCTGAGAATGTAAGAGAAGTCTTGCGTGACTTAACGTCAATGGCTGACACGTTCGAGCGGGTAAATGAAAAAAATAAGGAGATGACGCATGAAAGGTAAGAAGAATTTCATTAAGGATGCCATAAAAAAGCCAGGCGCCTTACATGAAATGTTACACGTGAAACCCGGTAAGAAAATACCAGAGGCCAAACTTGAGAAGGCAGAAAAGAGTAAGAATCCACTAATGCGTAAGAGAGCTAACTTAGCAGAGACTCTTGGCAAGTTAAGGAAAAAATAATATGCCATTAATCAAGGGTCCGAAGGCAAGAACTAAACCAGGAATGGCGGCTAATTATAAAGCTGAGGCTTCCACTAAGCCAAGGAAGCAAGCCATAGCCATAATGTTATCTCTTGCGGGAAAATCTAAAAAGAAATATAAATCGAAGAAGTAATCCCCTCCCCTTCCGTGAAAATTAGCAGAATTAGCAACATTAGCGGGAGTAGGGGGGGGTAAACATGTATAGAAAAGGACGATTATCTATGTATGACCGGTCCGACATGTATAGGAAATTGGGGTTTTGTATATGTATCTATAATCAGTCGCTATTCTTTCAAAAGAAAGTTGACTTTATGTTATTGGATATCTAAACTGGTATTAGAAGTATTTAAATTACCTGCCTGTACCTCAGTTGGTTAGAGGGGATTTTGGAGTTAAAGCCTCCGGGGTCAAGTCGTTGGTTCGATTCCAACCAGGTGGATCAGACAGTGCACGGTCACTCTAAACGCCGGATTACTTTTCGACTTAAGGATTAAGTCGACGAACTCATCGAAAGAGGCTCAACCGCGCACAGCGGGTAACAAGTGCAAAAAATGGAAGGTATGTTTATGGATGAACAAAATTTAGGAAGCGGAGCTTCGCCTGAAATGCAACAACCCGGAGAGATGTCTGAAAAGACGTTTACCCAGGCTGATGTTAATGCGCTTATTGGCCGTGAAAAGCAGATAGCCGCTC